CTGGTGATGGGTAATGCGGGGATTCTCCGTATCGCGCCCGGTTGCCCTGGCACGGTTCCTGAACAGTCCGCGTTTCTGCGCCTCGGTGCGCTGACCAGCAAAGGGCTGGATTACGGCACCGAAACAGTTACTTCCAAAGCAGACGACACAAAAGGCCTGACAGAGGCCATTGTGACCGGTCTGGATTTAACCATTAAGTTTGATGGTGAACTGAAGCGCAAGGGCGCTGATGGTTCCACCTCTGCTTTTGATATCGCCAAAGAAATCCTTGCTGAAGTCAAGGCCAGCCGTCAGCCGTCATATTGGGTGCAGCTCGACATGAAAGGTGACGGTAGTGATGTGATTCAGGGGTACATGAACTTCACATCATGGTCTATGGAATTCCCGACCAAAGAGATCGCCACGTATTCCGGTGAGCTGAAAGTAGCAGACGCTGACAGCTTTGAGTGGCTGCAGGAAGAAATTGTGGTGCAGAGCATCACTGCCAATCCTGCAACACTGACAGTGAAAGCCGGTGAAACTGCAACATTCACGGTCGGATTCAACCCGGTTGACGCGACAAACAAAAATTACGAAGTGGTCAGCGATAAGCCTAATTTCGCCACCGTCAGTAAATTGCTGAATGTCGTCACTGTCACCGGTGTTGCCGCCGGTACCGCGAATATTACTGTCACATCGGGAGATGGCAGTAAGACGGCGAAATGTGTCGCTACAGTCACTGCGGCCTAAATATTACAAAGGGTATCTCCGGGTGCCCTTGATAATGTTCAGGAGGATATATGACACCGCGTTTAGAATACGGCGAGATGGTGATATCCACTGCCGAAAATGATTACCTGTTCCGCCCGTCACTGGATGCTATGACGCGAATCGGGACGCCCAAAGAGATTGTGAGCGCATTTACGCGATTAAATGGCGCAGAGGTACAGCAAATTATTGTGTCTGCTGTAGACGCTTACGGAGTGGTTCCTGAATGGCTGATTGCACTGTTAAATAAACCGGTTTACGGACGCAGCATTTTATCGACTGCAATGGACGTGATGCAGGCATGTTGTGATGATGACTGCTCTGAAGTTATCGGCGAATGGAGGCCGGGTAAATCCGGCATGGTGTACCGGCACGGCGCTATGCATTATCGCGATATTATCCTGCTGGCGCGCGAGCTAATGACCCACGGCATTATCGGTAAAGCTAAGGTGCGCAAACTCCAGCGCAACGAAGGTAAAGACGAATACTCCGACGAGTTCCACGCCGTCGATTACATCAGTGCTGCCCGTGTGCATTTCAACATCACCCGCAGCGAAGCGGAACAACTCACAATGACCGAGTTCGTGATGATGCTGAAAGCGAAATATCCGGATGAGAAAGGGTTCACGAAAGATGAGTATGAGGCCATCACCAAAGCCGATGATGCCCGTAATGATGATCTGATTAAGGGCAAGCGCCGGTTGGTGAGCAGGAAGATGGCATAGGTTTTGATGTGAAAATTTAGCGGCGCGGATTATACGTAGCCTAATGTAAAATACAAGCAGCGCTATTGACTTAATGAAACTTAACTTTCATTATAACCACTGGTTATACGCATCGTATACCTTGATGTAAATTATAACTTATTGGTTTTTAACGGAGTTAATTATGGGTCACGCACTGCAAAAGCCTAACCGCTTAAATATACCTGCTCGTGACAAAAGTAAAATCGCGGCACCTGGTGCAGCCATGAGCGAGCAGTGTACTCACGAAAATCAGGTCAAAAATGCATTTGACTTCGGTTTCGCTCGCTATGAAAAAGCCATGGAAAAATTAGCTAAGGTGTAGTGAGTGTTGAATATAGCAGGGGAGTTTGTAGAGGGAATAAACTATCTGTCTGTTGATGACATTATCAATATCAACAGAGCTCTGATAGAGCTGCAAACCCCCAGCGAACCAATAGAAGTCCTCAATTTCAATAATCTAAGTTCATCTCAGGCAAGGCCAAATCAGGTAAGGTATTATCAGCAAACAGACGATATGTTTGTTCTTTCCTCTGTTTTAATTGAAAGCCTGATACGAAATCACCCGTTCGCGAATGCAAATAAACGTACAGCTATGATGGCTGGCTATGTATTCCTGCTGCTCAATGGTTATGAGCTTACAGCGCCAGAAGATGAAGTGGTTGAAATGGCTACCGGGCTGGCAACAAAAGAATACTCAGTCGATGAGTTGGATAGTTGGTTGTGCTTCTGGTCTAGACCTTTCGATTCAAGGCAATTATGCATGAGCAAAATAAGCGTTGAATGCTGTTCTATTTTTGAGATAAAGCAAGATTAACCCGCTCAGGCGGGTTTTTTTGTTGCCTGCTGCTATTGAATCCTGTAACCCATAAACGACTAAGCCCCGGAAGGGGCTTATTTTTTGTCCGAGGTATCGCTATCAGCATCAATAAGTCCGCGCTCAACCATTTCTTGATACTGTTTCAATCTCCTTATCACGACATCGTTAAACGATTCACCTGTTTCCTTGGCTTCATTTGTAACCCAATCGTATAGTTCCTGAGGGAACTGGAACCAATGGTCAGTTTCGCCCTCTGCCTTTGGTGCATCTATGGAAAAATTCGTCTCATTGCCAGTGGCAAGCCATTCGTAGGGCACGGATAATACTTCAGCAAGGGATGCGATCATCTTTGCCCGAGGTTTGTTTACCCCAGACTCATACCTTGATATTTGAGCAGGAGCGACGCCAGCCAACCTTGCTATTTGGTCTTGAGTGTATCCAAGTTCAGCTCTTCTTCTGGTAAGCCTACTAGCCAAAGTGTCATTATTTGTCATGATTTATCATTAAAAGTATTGCCGACATTTAAGTTCATGTGTATTATCGTACATGACATTTCATGATATTTAAAGACAAAACATGATGAAAAAACTAAAAACCATAGCTCAAATCAAGGATGTGGAGCTGTTTCGCAAAAGGATGCTGGCCTGTGTGAAAAAAGATAACTCAACAGGGTGTTGGTTATGGACTGGAAGCAAAAACCATGATGGGTATGGGAGTTATTCATTTGAAAGAGCAACCTGGTCGGCACATAGGGCAATGTATGAATTATTTCACGGAAAAATTATTCCTGGGGAGCATAACGGCAAGTGGTGGGTTTTGCACAAGTGTGACAATCCATCATGCGTTAACCCAGAGCACCTGTATGTAGGGAGCGCCAAGGATAATGCAAAAGATATGGCTGACAGATGCAGGATGAGATTGGGAAGGAGACCTCTGTCTGAATTTTACGGGAGAAAAATAGATCCAAATAAAAAACATGGGACTGTTTACTATGAAATTAATGGAGAAATAAAGCCGCTGAGGGAGCTAGCCGAAGAACACAATATTAATACATGTACATTAGACCGCAGGTTGAGTGAAGGATGGCCGGAAGCTGATTTATTTAAGCCAGCCAATCTGCATAACCGGCACATGAATAAGCGTGGATTTACAACTTATAAGCGATTTTCAGGTGTTGCGGAAGTTGAAAGCTACATAAAAAATAAAGCCCCAGCTATTTGCGGTAGCCAGGGCCTTGAAATTAGTCCGAAACCTAACGAGAAACGAACTATGAATACTATAGCAGTTATTGAGGCAGTTAGCACATCTGAAATCCAGTTTCACGGGCAGTCACTAGTAACGGCACTGGCGTCGGGGATCGCATATGTGGCAATGAAGCCAATAGTTGATAATCTTGGAATGAGTTGGTCAACTCAGATAAGAAAACTCAATGAAAACAAAGATAAATACAACTGTGTTCATATGAACATGGTTGCGGTGGATAAGAAGTTTAGAGATGTTTTGTGTATCCCACTAAAAAAGCTTAATGGGTGGCTTTTCAGCATTAACCCATCAAAAGTCCGTGATGATATTCGTGATAAATTGATCGCATACCAAGAAGAATGTTTTTGTGTTTTACATGAATACTGGACTACTGACGAAGTAAAAAATAAGCGCAAGGGTCAGAAAATCTTACCCGGTAAAGTCACCGCTGAACAGCAGGAAGCAATTAAACAGTTAGTAATGACACGCGGTAAAGCACTGCCGAAGGAAAAGCAAGCGAAAGCCATGATCACGATGTGGTCGTCACTGAAAAGTCACTTTGGCTGCACATACAAAGAAATCGGGAGTGATAAATTCACCGAAGCGCTTTCTCTGGCTGCGCGTGTTCCGCTTGAAGGTGAATTTATTCCGAAACAGGAAATGCCAGTGCCGGCAACGCCGCAGATTACCGATGATGACCTGATCACGCTCTGCTGGTCATGGAGCTACCTTACTCTGTGTGTCGCCGCGATGGATGAGGTGTACCCGATACTGAGGGCGGCAGAGCATCGACTTGCCGGCCGCTACTATGATATGCCTCGCGAAGGTGCCAGAAACGCCAGAGGAATGAGGGAAATACTCGATAGACTTACCCGTCATATAGAACCGGCAAGAACGGATAATTCGCGCATCTTAAACCGACTTAGACTGGATTCATTACCAGCATAACCCACAGGCCACGGACGGCCTTGTAATTCAGATCACACGCCGCCTCTTAACTGAGGCTTTTTTCATTGGA